GATGCTGCTGGTAACCTAATGAGCGGAGCTGGTAACTCGTATACCACTTCCGCATTCATGCGTGTATCGTTCACCCCTGAGTATGAAGAGGGCGACGAAATCACCGAGAAGGGTGCCAACGGTGTTGTATGCGTAACATACAAGGCCCCAGACACCCTAAAGCGTATCACCATGGAGCTCGCTATTTGTGAGCCAGACCCAGAGCTATCTGCTCTGATTTCTGGTGGTTTGCTTCTTCGCAAGAACATTGGAACAGCAGATGATCCTGAAGAGAAGTCTGTCGGTTGGGCTGCACCAGGTGTTGGTGACGACCCTGCTGGAAATGGTGTTGCACTAGAAGTATGGTCTCACGCAGTTAAGGATGGAAAGCGTGCTGCTGTCCTTCCTTACTTCCACTGGGTATTCCCATACGTAAAGATGCGTCAGTCTGGCGACCGTGTTATCGAAAACGGCCTAATGGCTAACACTTTCGAAGGCTACGGTCTAGGCAACCCTAACTTCCAGTCTGGCCCGGACGGTCGCTGGGAGTTCCCTGTTGCTGCAGAGCGTCCATACGCATATGCACGCGCAGACTGGGCTCCAACTGGACTAAACGGCTTCTACACCTGGACCGATGGTTCTGGCCCTGTCTACTTCACCTCCAACACTGCAACTAACGCAAGCACTGTGACTGTTGTTAGCGGTTCGATCACAAGCAACGTTGCTACCCTAGTATTCAGCGCTGCTCCAGGACTTGCCAATGGTGACGAGATTAAGGTAGAAAACCTAAGCCCAACCTTGAATGGCACCTTCACTGTAAGCGGAGGTACTGGAAATAACGTAACCTACGCTAAGACAGCTGATGACCTATCGTCTGTCACTGCTGGCCGTGCAGCTAAGGTAACTGTTATCAACAGCGCCACTGAGACCCCAACCTACACCGCTGTAACCTCGTTGACTTCTGCAACTGATGGATACAACGTTCCAGGAAACCTCAGCTACAACGCTGACAATGTTATCGACAACATCATCGTTTCAAACGAAGACTAACCCTAGCTGATAACTAGAAATAACGGGTGGTGGCTCTAGAAACTAACTAGGGCTACCACCCGTTAAAATTATCTAAGAGGTAAATTATGACTAGCAACCTATGGATTCTCCCCGAGGAGATGGGAGACTACTCGTACACCGAATATACAGCCGAAGCGGCTCAGGTTGCGTCTAACCTACTCTGGGCTATGTCCGGACGCAAATATACGGGAGAAACAATTGTCACCGAGCGTTATACCTGTACTCTCCGCAACAATAGGATGGGTCCTTCCGACCGTACTAACAGTCCTGTACTATTTGGTGGTGACGTATATAACATTCCGTCCGGAGATTATGATGAGTACTCAGAGCTTACTTCTGATGGACTCTCGCCAGAATCAAGAATTAGACTCCGCGGCCGCCCAGTAACTAGAATTATCACAATTAGAAACAAAAACGGTGTTGTTCTAGATCCATCTAGCTACTACCTAGTTGACCACTCCACCATTCAAATTAAGGCTGGAACCCCTTGGACTCCTTGTAACGTAGAAATTACTTATGCCTACGGCGTTCCAGTTCCAACTGCCGGGAAGATGGCTGCTCGAAAACTAGCTATTGAGTTTGCTCGCTTGTGGTCTGGCGATGAAATGTGTGAGCTGCCTCAGCGCGTAACTTCTGTTTCACGTCAGGGCGTCTCGTACACCATCCTTGATAACCAAGAGTTTATTGATGAGCTCCGCACCGGTCTCTATGAGATTGATCTATTATTTAAGGTTGTAAACCCAGACAACGCTCGTCGCAAGTCTAAGGTGTTTTCTGTGGACACTCCTCGTGCCCGAAAGTATGTACCTAAGCCACTTAAGCTTGTAGAAGACGGAGACTTCGATCTGATTCTATCTACTACCGTTGGGTCCATTAGTTGGACATCCACTGATAGTGGAACAGACCTGAGTAATTTCTTCCCTCAGAACTCTGACTGGAGCCCAAAAGTAATTTTAAGGAACTACGGAGAAACTACTTCAGTGACTTTAGATAGCTCAAGCATAACTCTTGACTACGATGATGAGACCTTAGATTTCACTATCCCTTATGCTAAAGCGCATTTAGCTCTAGGTATGGTGGACCCAGGAACCTGGACACTTTATGCCTCCCAAACCGAAGATGGTGTAGAGAGCCTGGTCGAACTTGCATCCGGAAACCTCCGGATCAAGATGTACTAAGAAAGAAGGAACCATGTCTATCCAGACTAACTTCCGTGCCCAGGACATGCTGGGTGTTGCGAAGCCTGCTGCTAAGAAGGCTGCTGCTCCAAAGTACGTTCCGCCTGTTAAGAAGGTAGAGCCAGTAGTATCGGAGCCAGTAGTAGTTGAAGAAGTAGTAGAAGTAAAGGCAGAGGAAACCTCAACCGAGGAGTAATCAATGCCAAGCCAAGAACTAGACCTAACTGGTGTCTCTGAGGATGCGGTACATCTCAGAGATTTAATGCAGGGTGTCCTGGAGAGGGTACAGTCTGTTTTTCAGTCATACAACGTTGAGCTACCAGCACGCCAGTATTGGATGATGGGAACTCCAGCGATTGACTGTGAGCAGTTGGTTGTCTATTTCCAGCAACTATATTTAGGCCCTCCGGGAGCGCAGGTCGGCGAACCGCAGCGTTGCCACGTCCCTAGGAGTGCCACCTTAACCGTCTCGCTGTCCAGGGCTACCCCAATTGCCCAGCAAAACGGTAGACCACCATCTCCTGAAAGAATTGAAGCAGCATCTGAAGTTTTGGCTATTGACGCCTGGGTGCTAATGGAGTCTATCAATCAGTTAGATATGTGGGACGAGACAGGGTATGGCGTTGGTGTTATTGCAACTTTAGATGTCACAGCACCTGAGGGCGGGTTTCAAACTACCAGCCTAATTGTTACGATGGCAGTCCCATAAAATGCCACTCTACGGATTAGTCAACGATAGTGCTCTACTATATGCTGCTCAGAAGGGGCTTCGTGGAATTAGAGGAGCATCGAGAGTAGGATCTTTTAGGTCTACCAGGTATGTAACTACTAATACTACTATTGAATATTCTTTTAGGGGTGTAAAGATATATGATGCAATCCTATCTGCTGAACTAAATACCAGTAAGGGCCACTTGTGGCGCTACTTAGAGAGACGTTCAGATATGGCGCTAAGAGCAGCAAAAAGACAAGTCGGCGTGAAGACTGGTAGATTACAAAAATCTATCCACAAACGCCACCTCGGGAACTATACCGGACAATATATTTGGATTGGATCTAAGGTTCCGTACGCTTATGCCCACCACGAGGGCACGTCTCCACGCACAATTAAAGCTGAACCCGGGGGCGTTCTAGTTTTTGGTGGAACTAAGGCCTTTAAAGGAAGAGTAATTAGAACCCCAGAAGTTTCCCACCCTGGAACTAAAGCAAATCCATTCTTAAGAGATCAGCTTAAGTATTTTGACCAAAGTCTTCACAAGAGATAGCAGCCCCTCCATATAGTCTTTCCCTCATCTTGGTATAATTTAATAGGCACTAGCTGCCTACAAGACATATATACATAAAAGAAAGACTAAATAAGATGGCAAGATTCAAAGACTTTGGCGCTGGTAAGGATATCAGCTCTTTAGAACCAGTATCATTTAAGCTTCACGACGAAGAGTTCTTCTGCTTACCTGCTATTCAGGGAAAGTTCCTAATTGATCTAGTAGCTAGTGCTACAGAGGATGGAGATAACTCATCTTCTCTGAAGATGATCTCTGAATTCTTTAGTCATGTTCTAACCGACGAAAGCTACGAAAGATTTAACGCTCTTCTCGAAGACAAAAACCGAATTGTTCTAGTAGAAACTCTTAGTGAGATTGTTTCTTGGCTGATGGTGGAGTATACAAACCGCCCGGAAAAGCAGCCAGAGGACTCCTCAACTGGGCAGTAGACCTCTGGCATTACATAAACGGAAAGGCAATAGTGAGCGGCGTAGATCTAGCTAGTCTTGATGCACAAGACTTTTTAGACGTCATTCATTATTACTTCGAAGAAGACTCTAACTATGCAACGCCAGAACAAGCAGTTGCTAGGACAAAAATGCGTCAGAGATTCTATAAAAATTTCTATGATCAGGAATACCTATATGGCATCTCTGACGTAGATGGAGACTCTGTATCTGAAGATGGTACAGCAGTTAAGCCGTATATTCCGCCCACAGAGTTTGACCCAGAATCCGCTAACCCGTTTGGTGCCGTCTTAGACGCTCCACTCGGATAACCACAAAAGATAGGAGGTAG